AAATATGAACAAGATAAGACAAAGAAAAAGAAAGTCGTATCTGCAGATGAGATATTCAAGAATGGTATCCTTAAAGAACGCACTGACACAGGTAGGATATACCTCGTTAACATTGACAACGTTATTAACCAAGGCCCGTTTGATACCCGTCTTGATCCGATATATCAAAGCAACCTCTGCCAAGAAATCTTATTGCCGACGAAGCCATTCCAAAGAATTGAAGACCCTGAAGGCCGGATTGCTCTTTGCACTCTTGGGTCAATAAATTGGGGCGCATTCCGTAACCCACAAGAGATGCGCAAAGCGTGTCGTGTGTTAGTGCGTAGCCTAAGCAATCTATTACAGTATCAAGACTTCTTGAGTATTCAAAGTAAACTTGCCAATACAGATTTTGAACCTCTAGGTGTTGGCATAACTAACCTAGCTTATTGGCATGCCCGCAAAGGTTACAAGTACGGGGAAGCTGATGCATTAGCAGAAGTTAAAAGATGGATGGAACATCAAGCGTATTTCTTAACTGAAATGAGTGTCGAGCTTGCCCAAGAAAAAGGGCCATGCGGACGTAGTCAGTACACTTATTATGGTAAAGGTGTATTTCCGTGGGAACGCCGTGCTATAGGATCAAACGAACTAACTGACTTTACTCCTAGTGGTAATTTAGATTGGGAAGGGTTACGTGCTAAACTTTTACAATACGGAATACGCAACGCTACATTGATGGCTGTTGCACCAGTTGAATCTAGCTCAGTAGTTTTAAACAGTACAAACGGTATTGAAATGCCAATGGAACTTATTAGTGTGAAAGAATCTAAAGCAGGATCCTTTGTACAGGTTGTACCGGAATATCATAGATTAAAAAACAAATATCAAATGATGTGGGATCAAACGGACTGTGTTGCATACTTAAAAACATCTGCGGTATTAGCGGTGTATATTGATCAGAGCTTATCCACAAATACATTTTACAATCCAGCACATTTTTCAGGAGGCAAGGTTCCTGGAACTTTAATTGCTAAAAATTTAATGTTAGCCTATAAGTGGGGTTTAAAAACTGTATACTACAGTTTAATTAACAAGGTTGGTGCAAAATTAAGTGTAACTGCAACTCAATCTATTCCAATCCTGCATGGCGAACCTATAACTATATACACAGACGAAGAAGACTGCGAGGCATGTAAATTATGAGTAAAGCACAATACAATTTAACAAAACAAACAAATTACCTCAAACGTAAGATGTTTCTAGATCCAGAAGGTCCAGTAACAGTACAACGCTTTGAAGAAGTTAAGTATCCAAAGATTGCTAAGTTTGAAGAACTTGCACGTGGCTTCTTCTGGGTACCGGAAGAGATTAGTCTTACTAAAGATAAGATGGATCACAAGGATTCAAGCGATGCTGTTAAACACATCTTTACTAGTAACTTGCTTAGACAAACTGCATTAGATTCAATCCAAGGCCGAGCACCCAATCAAGTGTTTAGTCCAGTTATTAGTATTCCAGAACTTGAAGCCCTAGTAAGCAATTGGAGCTTCTTCGAAACTAACATTCATAGTAAGTCATACAGTCATATTATTCGTAATGTGTATGGTGTGCCTAAAGAAGAATTCAACAAGATTCACGACACTAAAGAAATTGTAGAGATGGCCGCTAATATTGGTCAGTATTACGAAGACCTTCATGTACTAAATTGTAAAAAAGAATTAGATATTGAAGTACCACTACACGAACACAAAAAAGCAATTTGGTTGGCATTACATGCGAGCTATGCGCTTGAGGCCCTCCGGTTTATGGTATCATTTGCTACTAGTTTAGCAATGGTTGAAAATAAAATCTATATCGGTAACGGCAATATTATTAGTTTAATCCTACAAGATGAAATCCTACACGCAGATTGGACAGCTTGGTTGATTAATAACGTAACCAAAGACGATCCAGATTTTCTATCTATCGAAGAAGAATGCAAAGAAGAAGTATATGCAATGTACTTAGATGTTATACGTGAAGAAAAAGAATGGGCAGACTACTTGTTTATCAAAGGACCAGTAATTGGTCTTAATGCTACTATTCTAAAAGACTTTGTTGATCATACAGCATTTATTCGTCTTAAAGAAATTGGTATTAAGTATGCCGAAGAACATCCACGTAGTAGTCCAATCCCGTGGTTTAATAAACATGTGAATATTAATAAAAAACAATCAGCACTACAAGAAACCGAATCAACAAATTACGTTATTGGTGTTATGAGTGATAGTGTGTTGTACGACGAATTACCAGAACTATAAGGAAACAAAATGAAAGCAACTGTATGGTCAAAATACAACTGCCCTTATTGCGATCAAGCAAAGGCATTGTTAACACAGCGAGGTATCTCATTTGAAGAGAAAAAGATTGGAGACGGATACACTAAAGAGGATTTATTAGAGGCAGTTCCAACTGCTAGAACCGTCCCTCAAGTATTTTTAGATGAAGAATTAATTGGTGGATTTAATGAACTCAAAAGACACCTTAATTCTTAATGCTCCTGATACAGTAGATGAAAATACTGTAACTATCAACAGCGGACCGTATATTATTGATAATACTACTGCTATCGGAGGCTATTATTCAACAGCTTCCATGAACTATGGAAATATTACTATCAGCAATGGTGGCTCATCAGCTTCTCCGTGGAGTAGCGGTTATTCAAATATAACAACGTCTGGAAGTCAGTCTAGCTTACACGTAACAGGTGATGCCGAGTTTGAAAGCGACATTAAAATAAAAGGTGTTAGCATAGTCAAGACCTTGAATGAAATTAATAAACGTCTTGCAATACTTGTACCAGATCCCGAAAAATTAGAACATTTTGAAGCACTTAAAAAAGCATACGATCACTACAAAACTCTAGAAGCCCTTTGTCAATTACCTACGAAAGAAGAAGATTAAATGAATGTTAAACTTGTATCATACAGTCAGCCCACCGACGAATTTAGATCTAATGGTGTCGGAGACGCTCAGGAACTCATTGCGTATTGCGCCCGTGTCAGCAATCCCGCCAATCAGTACAACATGGAGACGGCAGACAAACTCATCAGATACTTGGTCAAACACCAACACTGGAGTCCTCTTGAAATGGTCTCAGCCTGTCTCGAAATTACTACAACTAGAGACATTGCCAGACAAATCTTGCGACACAGAAGTTTTAGTTTCCAAGAATTTTCTCAACGCTATGCTGACCCAACGAAAGATCTCAATTTCGTTACAAGAGAAGCAAGACTGCAAGACACTAGCAATAGACAAAACAGCGTCACCGTGGATGATCAATTGTTACAAAATGAATGGTACCGTGCTCAACAACGAGTTATCTATGCGGCCAAGCGAGAATACGAATGGGCTATCGCTAACGGTATAGCTAAAGAACAAGCCCGTGCTGTACTACCAGAAGGTCTTACAGAAAGTCGTTTATATATGAATGGTACACTTCGCAGTTGGGTACATTTTATTGAACTTCGTACAGGCAATGGAACACAAAAAGAACACATGGAAATTGCTCGTGAATGTGCTTGTGCCATCCACGCAATATTTCCGATGGTGGAAGAATATGTCCAACCTATTGAAGGGTCGTGATAGTTACGACTCGACTAGTACAGGAGCATTAATTCCGTTTCTTAATCGAAACGTTACTCCTTATGCTACAGAAGCAGGAAGTGTAAAGTTTGATTTAGTCCCTGTTACTAAACAGAAAGACTTAATGATCAATCATGCTAGGATGTATGCCCAGCAAGAGTACGATCGTATTATAGAATTAGTTGCTGTGCTGGAAAAGCAGGCACAACAAATTAAACGCAGACTTGAAGTTACTGATGCAGTTCATGGTGCTGTTTATCAGTTCCAGCCAGTGATGGGGAATAAGTATTGGTTAGTATGGGACAAGCGAAAGCAACATACCTTACTAACACAGAATGGACCTAATGATTGGTCAAGTAGTGCTCCGGAAGACTATGAGTATATGGCAAATGTTAAGTATATGGGCGACCATACTTGGTTAGAATTAAACGAAAAGGAATGATATGTTATTAAATTTAAAGAAAGATTTCTCCAATGGGGATGTAGTAAGTATTAAGCTGATCAACGGTGATGAAATTATTGCCCGTTTTGAATCAGAGGATACGGATACGATTACAATTAGTCGCCCATTGGCACTAACTATGAGCGGACAGGGATTGGGTATGATTCCGTGGGTATTTTTGGGCAAAGAAGACTCTATTACAATACGTAAGAAAAACACGTTTTTTGTGGTGGCTAGCAAGGGCGAAGCCGCAAAGCAGTATACTGAAGGAACCACCGGGATTGCGTTAGGTTAAATAATAGTATGACACATATAACAATACCTGCTAGTATATCAATTGATTTAAATGCCCCATTTTCACAACAGGGAATTTATAATATTATTCGATCGGCATATACTCCAGTTCCTGGATATAGCATAGTTGGTATTGATATTCCTCTCCTAAACATTGCTTGCAAAGAGTTTGGAGTAATAGACCCGATAAATGAACTTAAAAATGCGGCCATAAAAGTGTATGACCTTATGGTAAGATATTACATAGAGCCGGTATGGTATGCATTAAAAGCATTATACGATGTTCTTAAAAGTTTGGGGCTAGGATTATTAAACATTGATATTCCGGTCTTTAATTTAAAAATTGAAGATTTATTCGACACTAATTTAGGCCAGCGAGTAAAAGAAGCCGTTTTAGATTTATATTATAATGCAAAACAGCAGTTAATTGATTTACTAGATTTGTTAGGTATTACTTGGCCTCCGTTTGCTGGGTTTAGTTCAGCTGAACTTGAGATAGAATATATTGTTGATTCTATACGACATAGCCTATGGGGATATTTAATTAGAGCAATCAAACAGATCTGGGGCTTAATTGCTACAGGATTAAAATTGTGGGAAGCGATCAACAATCAAGGAATTCCTACCTGGAGCAAAATATGGGACGAGACGCTTGAAACTATAATATTTCAAGTTGCTAATTATCTTACCAATATCCCCACTATTAAACAAATTTATCAGGCTATCTTAGAATATGCAAGACTAGTATATAATAAATTCGAAGTAACGTACCAAGAAATCATGAATGCGATGTCAGGATTTACATTTCCAATATTTGGAAAACCATTTGATTGGGACTTGCCGTGGAATCCCAATGTTAATTTTCCCGAATTAGACTTTAGCAAAATGATGACATCAATTTTAGTTTGGATGAAGAACTTTCTGTTTAACATTATTAATCAATTTAATAATGCTGTAGTTGCAGTATTTCAATTTTTTGGTATTAGTTTTGCTGGCCTAGCGGTAATTACGATACCTGTTACATTTTGCGCAATTCCGAACGAACCAACCGAAACAAACGTGTAAATAACATTATCCGTTAAGCGTACCTGCGTAGCAAGTTCAGATTAGTATCAGGCGAGGATAGATCTTGACGGGCTCGTCAACTGATAGTATAATGTAAGTTATTGCTGTATGAAGCAAAGAGAAAAGTGTTCTGGACGCGGGTTCGACTCCCGCCAGGTCCACCAAAAGGATATTTATGAAGTACACCGCATTGTGCCCAAATTGTTTTATTAGATTTAGTTGGGTACCAGGCAAGGGGTTAACAAAACATAAGTGTTTTTCTGATGGGCCTGCCATGGTTTCGACAGGGCAACAAGTAAATGAGTGGACAGCTCGGGAAAGCAGAACCCGTAGGATTGGGGTAACTCGGTCGTAGAAGCACAACACGTAAACGCAAACGACGAACAGTTCGCATTGGCCGCCTAACAGCCGCCTAGGGTAGGAAATACCTCGTAACAGAAACTCCAGAAAGCACCTTCGGGTGCTTTTCTTTTGAATACTTGTAAACTTTCTGTTGGGCTATGGCGTTATATATGTATATGCTAATAGGAGGCATTATGTATGAAACTGCTACACGCAATAGTTCTTGTGAGTCTAGCACTGACAAGTGGGATAAGCCAAGCAAATCCGAACCATTGGAATCATCATGGCTATCACAATCGATCAAATTGGGTTGCCCCTTTTGTGATCGGAGGCGTAGTGGGTTATGTAATCACCAGGCCCCAAACAGTAGTAATACAAAATCCGCCTAACATATATTATCCACAACCTGCACCATTGGGTTATCATTACGAAAACATTCTTGATGCTAACTGCCAATGTTACAGACTTGTACTTGTTTCAAACTAACCTTAAAGGACATATCATGAAACTAATCGCATCTTTAATCGCAACAATGTTTGCCGCTACCGTATTTGCGGCTGAGCCAGCTAAGGCTCCTGCAACTCCAGCTTCAGCACCAGCTAAGGCAGAAGTTAAGAAGGACGAGAAAAAGCCTGCAAAAAGTGAGCCTGCTAAGAAAGACGCACCTAAAGCAGACGCAAAAGCCGCAACTCCAGCGAAGTAATTTTGATTTAGACGATAGTGACCTCATAATAGACGATGAGGTTACTTTTGGCCGTAATCGAAAAGCTGGCGAGTTTGGTAAGATAGTAGATGAAGATTCAGCACTATCGGATCATGTAAAATTTAGATTATGGCTAGCTAGGCAGTTGGCATTAATGAAGTATAGAGAAGTCCATGGTTAAGTCCGTGGACTTTTTTTTGGAAAATCGTTATAGATTTTTTCAATAAGCGTTATTAAAATAATTATTGTAAAAACCTATTAAATAGGTTGATTTTATTATTAAATACTATTACAATAACATATCAGTGTAAACACTGAAGAGTTAGTTTTCAACACACACAAGGAGAAGATATGAAAACAGTTGGTGATAAATTAGAAAAATTCGCAGTCACTGGAGTTAAGCCAGGACAACCAGAAGATGCTTTCTTTGACATTACAGATGAGAGTTTTGCTGGTAAATGGAAAGTAATCGTTTACTACCCAAAGGACTTTACATTCGTTTGTCCTACAGAAATCGTAGCATACGATAAACTAGCAGGTGACTTTGCTGACCGTGATGCAGTATTGCTCACAGGTTCAACAGACAATGAGTTCTGCAAAGTAGCATGGCAGATGGCACACAGTGATTTGAAAAAAATTCGTCACACGCAGTTTGCCGACACACAGCGATGGAATGACGATACAATGGAAGATCTAAGCCTGATCAATCAGCTTGGTGTGTTCTATGCTCCAGCAGGTGCCGCACTTCGCGCAACATTCATTGTTGATCCAGAGAACGTTATCCAACATGTTACTGTCAACAATTTGAACGTGGGTCGTAGCCCAGAAGAAACACTTCGTGTACTCGACGCATTGCAAACTGGCGAGCTGTGTGCATGTAACCGTACAGTGGGCGGAGAAACACTATAATGGCATTCATAGACGCAGTTAAATCAGCGTTGCCAGACTACGCCAAGGACACCAAGTTAAATCTTGATGCTGTGCTTGTGCGTAGCACATTGGATGCAGATGTGGCCATGGGATGTGCCGTAGCCGCACTCGCCGCAACTGGTAACGGTAAAATATTAAGTGTGATTTTGGCAGATGCGCCAGTACACGCTGAGTCAGCAATGACAGCGGCCAGTATCATGGCACAGAACAATGTTTGGTATCCCTACGTTGAGATGGCCGATGATCCTGCTCTAAAAGGATTGCCAGCACAGTTGCGTATGAACGCTATTACAAGTCACGGTGGTACTACCAAATCAAACTTTGAAGCATTTAGTTTGGCCGCTAGTATTGTTGGCAAATGCCATTTTTGTGTGAAAGCTCATTATGAGACTTTGAAACAAGAAGGCTACTCAGTAGAACAGCTTCGTGACATTGGTCGTATTGCCAGTGTCATGAATTCAGTTGCCAAGGTATTGAATAGTTAAATATCTGTATGAAAAACTACCATGTTGTCCGAAATGTAATAGATCCGCAAACGATTGACTTAGTTAAAAAGACTATGTTGATCATGAAAAACTCTCAGTACTTTGTGCATCGTATACCACAAACTGATCATAATGCATTTGCAGACGGGCAACCAGTAGATCATGATTGCTGGGGCAACTACGGCACTCCAGTAACCGAAGCCCTCCTTTTACAATGTTTACCACTTGTTGAGGAGGTGTTTCAAATAAAAGTACACCCGACTTATAGTTTTTGTCGCATCTACTTTAATGGTGCGGATATGAAAAAACACACAGATCGTCCAAGTTGCGAATATTCAATTAGCCTAAATATTTCAAACGACCCTAGTCCTTGGCCCATTTATTTCGAAGGCGAGCCGTTACTTTTAGAGACAGGTGATGCAGTAGTCTATAAAGGGTGTGAAGTAGAACACTGGCGTGAGCAATTTAACGGTAATGAGCAATATCAAGTTTTCCTACATTATGTAAACCAAGCAGGCCCCCATGCATCAAACGTAATGGATGGCCGTCCAATGTTGGGTTTATACCATCCTCCCAAAAAACCCGAATAATTTGGTAAATTTTTTACCAAAATAGGTTGACCTTTTACCACTCTGACTGTATAATATATACATACAGTTAGATAACAGACACAGAAAGGTATCAAATGATTCTTAGCAATGCTCCACAAAACGAAGCAGTTTTGAGTAACGTTGGGGAAATTGGCGACTTTAAAATTAAAGCGTCTGCTAAAGCATTCTCTATTTTGAGCTCAGGCTTATATGCTAACAAGATACGTGCTATCATCCGCGAATTGAGTTGTAATGCTGTCGACAGTCATGTTGCGGCTGGCAAACAAGAAACTCCATTCGACGTACATCTCCCTAACACTTTAGAACCTTGGTTCGCTATTCGCGACTACGGTACTGGCTTGAGCCACGAGCAAGTTACTCAAATTTACACAACTTACTTTGAAAGTACCAAGACAGCCTCTAATGAATTTATCGGTGCTCTTGGTTTAGGTAGCAAGTCTCCCTTTAGTTACACTGATAACTTTACGGTTACTGCAATTCAAAGTGGTAAGAAAGGCATATACTCTGCGTTCATTAACGGAGAAGGAGTCCCGAGCATTGCGTTAATGATGACTGAGGAAACTAGTGAGCCAGCCGGCGTCGAAGTTAAGTTCTCTGTAAACGATCGTTATGACTTTAGCAAGTTCCGCGATGAAGCTCGCGGGGTCTACACTTATTTTAAATTGCGTCCGGTAGTTAGCGGTAGTGCAGAGTTTAAATTCTTTGATGTTGAATACGATACTAAAGATATCATTCCCGGGGTGCATGGTACAAATTCTAGTCGAACTAGCAGTCTTGCAGTTATGGGTAATATTGCATACCCTATCCAAATTCCAGAAGCTGATAAGAGCTTAGGTGAATTACGACCACTGTTGAGTTGTGGTTTGGAAATGCACTTTGCAATTGGCGAGTTAGACTTCCAAGCTTCACGTGAAGGGTTGTCCTACATTCCTAGTACAATCGACAGCATCAAACGTAAACTGGTCGCAGTTAACGACCAATTGATGGTTCATTTGGCAAAAGAAGCAGATGCTATTCCTAACTTGTGGGACCGTGCTATCTTCCTTCATAAGAAGCGAGATAATTCTTTGTGGGGTGCGGCAGTTGCAGAATATGCGGCCAAGGCTAAATTGCCCACTTATGATGCAGATCCTAAAAGTTGGACTAAACTAATCAGTTGGAATTTAGAAGTAAGCAAGTTGGCTAGCAAGTACAATATTGCCTTGCGTGGTTTGGCAGTGACTCGTAGTGCTAAAAACGTTCATAGTCTTAAGTCTAACAATGAGCATATTCGCGGTGCCGACGGCAGTACACAAATTAAAACTGTTTGGCGTATTTCCGTTGATGCTGATAGTCATTTTATCATTAACGATCTAAAGACTGGTGCAGGCGAACGTGCCAAGTACCATTATCGCGAAAGCGAAAAGGATGTATACAGCCGTAGTGTTTATGTTTTAGATCCTGTTGACAAAAGTCGCAAGATGAATGTTGATGGCTTCTTTACAGAAATTGCTGAGCCTCCTACTACCCGCAGATTCCTTGCTAGTTCTTTGAAAGAAAAACCTCGTAAGGATAATTCGTTAGGTAAGAATGTAACAATCTTGGCTCTCGAACAAAAAGGGTACGGCGGTTACTACACCCAAAAAGAAATGGTATGGCGTGATGCAGGTAAGGCAGACAGCTTTGATGCAAATAAAACTTATTACTATTTGCCGTTGAGTGGTTTTATCGTTAACAGCGTAATTGGCCATAGCTTTGATGTTAAGCGTTTCTACGCAGACTTAAAAGACTGTGGTGTATCTAGTCTAACCAATATTACAGTTTACGGTGTCCGTAAGAGTGACATTGAGTTTATCCAAACCCAAAAGAACTGGATTAACCTCGAAAACCATATCGCTAAAGAATTGAGCGCCATTGACAACAAATTAACTATGAGTTTGGTGTTGCAAGCAGTTGACAATTTCAATCTTTGCCAGTATAATAGTAACATTGTCGAAGCCGTAACCAATCCTGCAAGCCCTTACGTTAAATTAGTTAACCAGTTTAAGGGATTTGATAAGATTCGTTACAGCGAACAAAGTTTGAAGAATCTGTGCCGTATGTATGCTAAGAACGTTACGTTCAACCCGCAAGACACAGTTGAGAAGTTTGAAGAACAATGTAAAGTAGTTTATCAACATTATCCGTTGTTAGCCTATTTGCGTAGTGCTCCGAACGAAAAAGTGGCAGAGTATATTAATTTAATTGACACACAGAAAGGTGTTTGAAATGAGCTATCCATATATCATCCAAGGTAAAAACGTTGTTGTCGTAATTGGCAACAAGAGCCATACAATCAGTTCAACCCATATTACCTATAACAAGGTATTGGATGCCATCAAAGCTGGCGATTGGGAAACTGTCAAAGACGTAATTGAACCTAAAAAGGTTGTGCTAAACTACGGACAAGGTCATGTGTCTGTACAAGGTGAAACTCTATTTTGGAAAGGTGCAGAGATGCACAATGCGCTTTCTAAGCGCATGATCCAAATGTTGCAAGACGGCTTCCCCGTTGATCCGCTTATTGCATTTATGGAAAACTTGCACACAAATCCAAGTTTCCGTGCAGTAAACGAACTGTACGGCTTCTTGGAAAAGAACAGTTTGCCGATTACTCCAGATGGTTGCTTCCTTGCGTACAAGAAAGTTCGCAACGACTACATGGATATCCATAGTGGTACGTTTAACAACTCAGTTGGTTGCATCTGCGAAATGGAACGTAACATGGTGGACGATAACCAAAACAATACTTGCAGTTCCGGCTTGCATTTTTGCTCGCAAGAATACTTGAGTTCATTTGGTGATAGCGAAAGCCGTATAATGATCCTTAAGATTAACCCAGCAGATGTTGTGAGCATCCCAACTGACTACAACAACAGCAAAGGCCGTACTTGCCGTTATGAAGTTATCGGCGAGTTAGGTGTTAATCCTGAAGAAGCGTTCACAGCACCTGTGCAAGAAATGGCTTGGGGCACAGAACCTTATCAGAATGACATGGAGTGAAACTGATGGGCAACCAAACTGATTATTTCGATCGGATAGGGTATAAACCAAAATACTTTTTGGGAGATCGTGTATTCGGTTATTGGAATAAAATTCCATTCGTTGGAAGTGTCGGTAACGATCGTATGATCGACGGTGTGACTCCTGATATCACTATTCATTTAGATTTGCCAATTATCTACGATAAACAAATTCGCAATGTTATCGTAGTGAGGCATAAAGATATTAAAAAATTAGTATCTTTTGACTAGCACGTTGCACTAATATACCAAAAAAGGATCTCAGGATCCTTTTTTTACGGGCTTGCTAAATAATAGTAGCAGTTAATTAAAGGACACACATTATGGGTATATTAGAAGTTGTAGTATACGGGTTCTTCACAGCATTTGGCTGGTGGGGTGCTAATCACTATGTAATCGAGCCGTACTTCCCTCCTCCGATGGAACGTAAAGTAGAAGAAAAGAAAGAAAAGAAAGAAGACAAAAAATGATAGATTATATCACAACATTTTTTGCACTTTTCTTTACAGATGTATTTTACACCTACTACCTAAGATCAGTTCAAAACGATGAAACTTTGAAAGCTAGCATGTGGGCTGTTATTGTGTTTGTTATAGCGGCTATAGCGGTTGTAAATTATACAACTAACCACTGGTTGCTGATTCCTGCATGTTTCGGAGCATTTTTTGGCACCCTCGTCGGAATGAAAATTAGAAAAAAATCTAATGTAGTATGAAACCAACAATCGCTCTTTTCCTGTACGATCCTAAATGTTCAGTACAGTCGGGCAACGGTGTCATTAAAGCGTTACAATCAGATTACAATTTTAAAATATTCAGCATCAATCCCTTAGAAGATAACTTCTTTGACGATGTGGACATAATAGCAGTTCCCGGTGGTTTCGGAGATGCTAGCAGTTTTGATCGAGCATTTAAACACAACGGCAAACGAGTGAAAGAATTTGTCAAAGAAGGCGGCAAATATTTAGGCATTTGTATGGGAGCATATTGGGCAGGAAAACACTATCTTAATATGCTTGATAACGTAGATGCTGTACAATATATCACACAACCAAATACGGATACAAGGAGGCCACATGCTAAGGATATTAACGTCAATTGGAACGGGCACAATACAACGATGTTTTTTTACGATGGTTGTGCTTTGGTTGGTAACGGTCAGCACGATATACTCGCTACATACGCAAATGGCGACTCGATGGCAATCATTCAGAAAAACATAGGACTTATAGGATGCCATCCAGAAAGTGAAAAATTTTGGTATGATGGCTATAGTTGGATGCGTGGAAAATACCATAACGGGCAACATCATCGATTACTTTTGGATTTTGTTAACAATTTGGTAAACAGATAGACATTTTGGTAAAAATAGTGGTTGCATAAAACCAGATAATACCATATAATTAATATACTGTTAAACAAAGGAGGACATTATGTCTACACACACAGTGATCGAAAATCTAAGTAACTTTTGCAAAACCAGTTCCGGAGATCCCCAAATTTGGGTAAACAAAGGAACGACATATCATTGGAATCGCGGTCGCGACTCCTCCACTGGTATAGTTAATGGTGTTGTCCGCAAATTGGCAGGTATTGATGCTAGCGGTAAACAAATTTGGGTCGTTGCTGGCTCATTCAAAATTACTCCTCAAGGCGAAATTATCCGCTTTACAGGAATGCCCAAAAAGACACAGGTAACCCTCAACGCAGTTGAAGTTCCTGTATTAGAAGTCCAACCACAAACTAATACTGTTACAGTATAATTATGTCAATGCATTTGGAAGGCCCTTGGCTTAGTACAACTGGCAAGAAGAAATCCAAACGAAAGTTTGCTTCTGCTGATCATGCTAAGAAAGCTCGTGAATTGGACGAGAGTTGGAAAGAATTGCTCAAACGGCAAGGACTCGAACTTGAGGAAAAGAAACGAAAACGGGCCATGAGTGCTGGTAATTTAAGTTCTACTGGTTATAGCTTGTCTATTCCGGAAGGTCGTAATACTACAGCCCATATTCCTAGTAGAGATTCAGGTGGTGGAAATGCAACACTTCCTCCTCCAAAAGTCTATACAGGAACTAAGGTTTTGGGTATTGCTACTATGCACAAGTCAAATGCTGTTCCGGTTTTTTCGGACGAACAAGCAGTTGATATTTCCAAAATGCGTCGATAATGGTTGACATTAGGTATTACCTATGTTATACTATATACACATTAACACACAGAGAGGTTTGATATGAAAAAGTTTTTAGTAATCCCACTAGTTGCTGTATTAACGGCTTGTGGCTCAATGAAGGCTGTTGAGGACCGCAAGACTTATGCGTCGCCTACTTGGTATTCGGATTGTGCTCAGGCAGGAACTGAAGGCTGGTTCTGGTGGTCTAAGGAATATGCGTATGCTTGCGGTGCAGGTGAAAGCGTATATGCACAGGCCGCTGAAGAACAGATGTATGCTATTGCAATGAACAACTTTGCCAAGCGTATTAACGGCAAAGTAAACTCAGAAACTGAAATTAAATTTGTAGATGACAAAAAGTCAACTCGTACAGTAATTTCGTATAAAGTTTCTGACACCGCAATTCGTGAACACCTTCAACACGAAGTAGGCCAATTTACAATGGGTGGGAAACATTACACCTTTGTACGTTTGAAAATGCCTAAGGCAACTTTTGATGCGTTAATTGCAGAAGCTAAGAGCAAGCAATGAACATCAAACTAGAACTTCGGAGTATGGCTATCGCCGTAGTACCTACCCTTGCTTTGGCATGTGTAATGGCGCTAACTGGCTGTAGTTCTGCTCCGAAGCAGACAGCTCGACAGTATTGTCATACTAGTCAAGAAGTTCGTGTTAAAAATGGGACCAATGTTTCTAGTGAAACCCTTGTTAAATGTAATGACGATCCAATTGAACAGATCGTTATTAAGAAAGCAGGTATTGCACAGAACTGCGGTGAATCAACAGATTGGATAAGGTTGCCAAATGGTAGAGAAATTCAAAATCGTAACTTGGTTTGTCAAAGGTTTGATGGTAAGTGGGAGCTTATTCCTGAGTACGCAGGCCGTTAAAGCAGATTACCTTCCGCATTCGGCAACTGGCTCTACTGCCGCAGTATATGACGCAGGTGGTGATCCTTTAGGTGGATTGATTAGATTTTGGTCTGGAAAACTTTCTTCCGGAGATCGAAATTTACATGTACGTACAATACTAATGGCATTAAACAACGCCGACAACGGCGAAGAAGCAGTCTGGTATAGCCGTACATCACCATCATACGGTAAGATTCGAATTGTTTATACGTATGATGCAGGTGCTGGATATTGTAGAGTGTTTCAGAGCCTAGTAAACAATGATGGGGATGTAAGACAGTATCAAGAAACGGCGTGTCTTCAACAGGGACAAAAAAGCTGGTCATTTTACAATAAATAGGACAGGGAGAACAATTTTATGATCATGGCGTACTTGGCCCTT